TCAATGGCTAGGACTTAACAAAGGTAATACAGCAAGATTCGAGAAAACATTAAAAGAAACTCAAAAGACAGGGTTTGTACAGATAGATGAATGCTATGGTATATATCCTCTTGGAGAAGAAGGTAAAGTAATAGAGGTTATATGCGTTATCGCTAACGGTAGAGTAATAATTAGATTAGAGCCTACACCATTTAAGCATAAGAAATATGTGCGACCATTCATTAGAGGAGTAGAGAAACCAATCCCTAATTGTCTATATGGAGAATCTAACGTAATAATGGGACTTAACCAATTACAAGAGTTGAACGCTAGTAGATCACAAGCAAGTGACGCTAAGACGTTTAGTATATTCCCGATGACTTATATTGATACAACTAAGGGAACATTAAATAAATGGGACAGACAGATTAGACCTAGAGGAATAGTTGAGGGATCAGGTCCCAAGGGAATTGACTTCATCGTTCAGCCATATCTAGGAAGTATCGCATTGCAAGATAGCCAAATTATACAGAACGATATAGACCAGTTATTTAGCTTATCACAAGTTCAACAAGGTACATCAAGTAGGGCACAGACACCACAGACAGCAAGAGGTACTCAAGCAATTATCGCTCAAACTGATATGCCGTTGAATGATATGATTAATAACGCTATCAATAATGAGCTTAAACCTTTCATAACTATGTTATATGAACGTAACTTGGTATTTAAAGACGTATCGGATCTAGCAAAGGTATGGACAGAAGAGCAGATAAGTAAAGCAGGATTCAAAACTAACAAAGATGAAGAAGGCGAGTTATCTATTGTTAATGAAGAAGGCGAAGAAGTAGACATGAAAGACTTCTTGTTTGATATTAACGTTAAGATACTTGGTAATCTAGAGTTAAGCAACGAGGTAGCACGTCAAGTAGGATGGGAGAAATTCCTTAACTATGCACAAACAAACCCAAGTGTAGCACGGAGAACAGACTTCAAGTTTGCGACTAATAAGTTAATTGAGGCTTACGGTATTAAAGACGATGCAGAAGGTTTATTCTTTGATGACGAGACAGTAGCAGAAATCTCACAGGAACAGCTAGAAGCGGATAAGAAAGCATTAGAAGCGGAAGCACAGAAGGAAGAAGAAGCCAGAACTAAGACTAAAGAGGATTATGTTCACAAGGTTGAGACTGATACCGAAGGTGACGTAGTACTACAACAAGTTAAGAACATGGGTAAGATTACAGAAGATAAAGCGGAGGCATTAATCGAGAAACGATTTGATGTTAAAGTATCGTGAACATAAAAGAATTGAACGAGTTTATAAGTAGACTAATAAGTGCATCAAAGAGTACGATTGATAACGAGATAGAGAAGGATACGTTTACGCCAGACAAGGCTATACGGTTATCAACCAAGATTAAGGCATTAAATATAGTAAAAGACTATATAAACAAGGAGGCATAACAAATGGTAGAGACAGCGAAAAACGGAGTTAAAGTAGAAAAGAAGTTACCAAATATTAAGTATTTAGAGGATGACTTCGTAATAGAAAAGCAGTTTGAGGACAATAGAGGGTTATATAATAAAAAGGTTAACCTGGCTAAGTTCGATAACCATGTAGGCAAGTGTAATCATCGAGCATGTAAAGAACTAGATTGTAGTATGGATCACTTGATATATTGCTATGAGGTTCTTAATGGACGGATAATAGATGGTATACAAATATCAGAAATGATAGACCGATATGGATTTCTTGGTGCTATGAATGTTAACCGGGCACAACTAGCAATGAAGCATAATAAGAGCTCACAATCATTAAAGACAACATATACTAAACTTAAACGTATACTCAATGACAGAAATCCGTTAGAAAAATTTATGAAGTATCAAAAAGAGTATGAAGATTTATTGCTGAAAGAACGTAGAGATACGATAGTGGATGGAAAATAGCTTAAAAGAAGAATTGAAGAAGTATATAGCTAAGATAGGTTTACGCTATGGTAAATTGACAATTACGATACAAGATGGAAAACTAATAGACGAGATAACAGAAACAAGAATACGTCTTTAATAAAAAGCTAACAGAAAAACTGAGGCTAGGTAGTACACTTAACGGTGTGCCCTAGCCTTTTTTATTAAGAGGAGACAATAATAATGGCAAACAAAAAAAGTAATGCGGATATCGATATTGAAGATATGTCTAATGACCAATTGAAAGCAATGGATATAGACGAACTCGGACAACTTCTATCAGAAGAACCGAAAGAAATTCAAGAAGATACACCCGTAGTAGTGGAGGAAGAACCACAGACAGAAGAAGCCGTAGAGGAAGAAACTGCAACTGAGGAGACACCAGAAGTTGTAAACGATGAACCTGACTTAATCCGTGGAAAATCAAGAGAAGATGTTGTCAAGATGTGGAAAGACTCACAATCGATGATATCTAAGCAAGGAAATGAGAAACACGAATTTAAGAAAGAGCTTCAAGAGTTACGAGATCAAATACTTAAACCAGCCGTGCAAGAAAAGAAAGATGAGTTGATGGACAAACTCGCTGACTATAACCAAGATGACATAGCTGTTATTAAGGAGATATTCAGACAAGAGAACCAGAACCTTACTAAAGCACAACAGGAGCAAGTGGATCAGAAGTTAAGTAGTAATGCAGCTAGTAACGAGCAATTCTGGGCAAGTTTAGAAGTTATAGATCCGACATTATCAGCCGAAATTAAGGAAGATGTGTTAAGCTCTATTTCTAAAGATAAGTCTAATACGTTACAGAAAGAAGGATGGTTGAAATCTTATGTTATTAACTATAGAGCAACAAAGAAAGCACCAGTTAAAACTAAGGCAAACTTAACTACAAAGAAACTCAAAGCGAAAACAGCAGGTTCAGGTGGACAGCCAATAGCAAACAAAAAGGCAGTTAAAGACATGTCTCCTGAAGAATACGCAGATAGCGTAGGTTTAGAGAGAATGGTTTAACGCCTAAATTAGAAAAGGTGGTGGGACACAATGACGGATCAAGCCTCAGGACATGCGGCAATATCGCCAGCGGTCAACATATATTACGAGAAAAAGATACTAAAAGACTTTGAACCAGAAGTACTTTTTTACCAACATGCACCAGTAAAGACTCCAATCCCAAAGGGAACTGGTACGGTTGTTGAGTTTACTCGATACAAGAAGATTGCAGCTAACAGACAAGACAACGCAAACGAGTTCTCAGCTAGACAACTAAGTCTTTCTGCGGTTACTGTTCAAGCAACATTGCATGAAAGAGATCAGTATATCCAACTATCAAGGTTAGCAAGTTTAACTATGATTAGTGACGGTATGGATCAAGCTACAAAGAAGTTAAAATCAACTTCTCAGAAAACACTAGATAAATTAGTACGAAATGATATTGGTGTATTCGTAGCTGAAAAAACTGTATACTCTGCAAACGCATTCCAAAACTTAGCGATTGATGGCGGTACTTTAAAAAGTAGTGGTATCGCTGCTAGATTCTGGACACGTAGAACAGATGGATTCCCAATGTATCATAACAAAACTAGATTGCTTCAATCTGCAACTGTTGTAGGTATTGCAACATCAGGTATGACTACTAGAACTCTTCAACATGCTGCTAAAGTATTAAGAGGAAACGACATAGAAACTATCAACGGTGTATACAAGGCTATTATGCATCCAGATACAGCATATCAGTTAACAACTAACCCAGGGTTCAAGGGATGGTTCTCACCTACTACAACTGAACCAGTTAAGAACTCTACCGCAGAATTAGGTGTTATCGCAGGAATTAGATTACTACAATCTACTCAAGCTCATAAGTTCCCATTAAGTGGAGATACTTTAAGTACTGCATCAGGTAACGCTTATGCAACATTAGTCTTCGGTGAAGAAGCTTATGGAGTATCAGAAATAGCAGGCGGTGGACGAGAAGGGTTCAGCTTTTTCATTAAAGCATCTGGACCACAATCTACTAACGATCCTACTAACATGATTCGTCAAGTTGGTTCAAGTATCACAGCAGTAGCTAAGGTACTCAACAAATCGGCAGGTTTGTGGATAATGACTACTGGCCTATAATCGTTAGATTATAAGTAAGATTAAGAGAGGGGCAGCTTCGGTTGCTCCTTTTTTTTGCTTAATAAAAATAATAATGTTACAATAATATTGAAATGGAAAAACCAATCTGTGCAATCTGTAAAACCCCAATCAACAAAAAAGAATTAATAATAAATAGCGGTATGTGCTTTCACAAAGATTGCTTTAATAAAAGGCTTAAATTGTTATCAGCTATTATCGGTAGAATAAAATAAATAGGAGTAACAAATGAATATAAACCAAGCTATAAATTTAGTAAGTGAAGCAGCAGGACTAGCACCATTAACAAAACAGGCACATGTAAACATAGAAGCAGCATTAAAGGTTATTATAGAGTATGTGCAAGATAAAGAAGAGCCAAAAGACGTAAAACCAGAGAAGAAGGCTAAATAGATGAAAGTTAATATAGTAATCCCATTCCATAAGAACTATGACACAATAGAGAACTTGCTAAGGTCTATCAAGGATCAGGACTATAAAGAGTATGATATAATAGTAGTACAGGACGGACTAGATGACAAAGCAGACGGGAAGGGGTTAAGCAGCAAACATGGAATACAATGGGTTGTACTTGATGAAAATGGAGGAGCTTCAAAGGCTAGAAACTACGGTGCAAGTCGTACAAGTGGAGATATACTTTTCTTCATTGATGCA